GACCCGAGACCGGTGACGCGCGGCGGCGGGACGCCCGAGCGGCAACGCCGGGCAGGTTCCCCTTCGGCACCCGGTCACCCCCGCCGCCGCGCCCCTTGAAATCATTCGGAGAACCCCATGGCCTTCCGCATCATCACCGCCGACGAACGCCTCTCGGCAGCCGAGAACAAGACCTCGCTCGCTATCTTCGGCCCACCGGGCGTGGGCAAGACCACGCTGCTGAAATCCCTCCCCGCCGAGGAAACCGTCTGCCTCGACCTCGAGGCCGGGATGAAATCGGTGCAGGACTGGCGCGGCGCCTCGATCCCGGTGCGCAGCTTCACCGACTTCCGCGATCTGGCGGTGCTGATCGGCGGGCCGGACCCGGCGCAGCACCCGCAGTCCTGGTACGGGACCGAACGGCATGCCTGGCTGCAGGCCCAGCACCGCGACAGCGGCATCGAAGCCTTCCTCGCCGCGCGCCGCATCGTCTTCGTCGACTCGATCACCGATCTGACGCGGCAGGCGATGGCCTATGCCCGCCAGCAGCCTGAGGCCTTCTCGGACCGGACCGGCAAGCCGGATGTCCGGGGCGCCTATGGGCTTCTGGGGCGCGAGGTCATCCAGGCGCTGAAGCACCTCCAGCATGCGCGCGGCAAGACAGTGATCTTCGTCGGCGTGCTGGAAAAGGTGACAGACGATTTCGGCGCCGTCACCTGGCAGCCGCAGATGGAAGGCAGCAAGGCCGGGCGGGAATTGCCCGGCATCGTGGACCAGGTGGTTTCGATGCAGCTTTTCGCCCGTGATGCCGAAGGCGGCTGGGTGCTGGACGAGACCGCCACCGACCGCCGCCTTGTCTGCAAGTCCGGCAATCCCTGGGGCCTTCCCGCCAAGGACCGCTCCGGCCGTCTCGACCTGACCGAACCGCCCGACCTCGGCGCGCTGCTCGCCCGGATCGACGGTCGCGCCTCCCATCAACCCGCTTTTGCCTCCTGATCCCTGAAAGGAACTGACATGAGCTACGATCTGAACGACGCCCAGCCTCAGATGGCCCCCATCGGCGAGCTGATCCCGGACGGCACCTTCGCCAAGGTCCGCCTGACCATCCGCCCCGGCGGGGTGAATGGCGCAACCCCGATGGATGCGGGGCTGCTGAAGGCCTCGCAGTCCAGCGATGCGCGCATGCTCGACTGCGAATTCACGGTGGTCGAAGGCCCGCATGCCCGCCGCAAGTTCTGGCAGAGCTTCACTGTGGCAGGCGGAAAACTTGACGAGAAAGGCCAGTCCATCGGCTGGAAGATCTCGAAATCCACCTTTCGCGCCATCGTGGATAGCGCCCTTGGCCTTGATCCCAGGGACGAAAGCCCCACCGCCAAGGCCAAGCGGGTTCTGCCCGGCCTGCGGCATCTGGAGGGCATCGTCTTCGCCGCCCGCATCATGGTGGAGCCCGCCTCCAACCCGCAGTACCGCGACCAGAACCGCATCGCCAACGTCGTTTTGCCTGACGAGCCGCAGCATGCCGCGATCATGCGCGGCGAAACCGTTCCGCCCGATCCGGTCAACGCCCCGCCGCGCAAGGCCGCGAGCGTCGCGGCGCCGGGCTGGCAGGCCCCGGCACCGGCCTGGGGCGCGGCGCAACCGTCGCCCGCAGCGCCGAACTGGGGCGCGCAGAACGCCTCGGCAGCTGGGCCCGCGCCGCAGGCCCCGGCACCCGCCGCGCCAGGCACCCCCGCCATGCCCGCGTGGCTCAATGGCTGAAGCGCGGCGGAAGCGGCGGTTGGGTGGGTCGGCGCGATCCACCACCGCCGAGCCCGAAGGGGCTGGGCCGGGCGACCGGCCCATGACCCCCGACGAATGGCAGGCGCATGTGACGCGCGCCGCCGCGCTGGAGATCGGCAAATGGCTCGAGGCCCGAGGAAGACTGCACCAACCCATCGCAAGCCTTACCCTCGGCGACCTCGAGGCCATGGCGGTGAACGCCATCTCGCGCTGGATCGTGATGCAGTCGGAACGGCTTCACCGGCAGGATTGGCCGCGGGACGACCCGATCGCGACGCTCTTGCTCGGGTAGCGCTCTGCGCCGTCTGCGCTCGGGAAGCCCGGGGCTTCGGCTACGTCCACCGGCTCCAGCACGACCGCTATCCCTATCATCGCTTCTGCTCGCTCCGCTGTCAGGACGTGGGCAGCGCAATCGCTCAAAGGAACAATGGCATGATCGACAAGACCGCCCGCGAAGCACAGGCCATCCGCGACGCCCGGGTGCTGTTCGCCGAAGCGCTGACCGACCTCGGCCTGATGGCGTCCTTCTTCAACCGGACCGCCGCCGAGATCGACCGTCTGATCGAAGCGGCCGTGACCGGCTACGTGGACAGCATGCTGGCGCAGGGCGCACGCAAGGAGCGGACCGGCACGGCCCATGACGATCCGATTCCGTTCTGAGGGGGCCGCCATGATCGATCTGAACAATGAGGCCGCCCCCTGGACCGACCTTCTCGCTGCCGCGACGGCGAACGCCATCACCGACTTCGAGGTCGAGTTCTGCGAGAGCCTGCGCCAGAAGCTCGAGAAATTCGGCGCGCGTGCCCGGCTGACGGAAGCCCAGCATCACAAGCTGACCTGCATCGCGCAGGCGGGCGGCTTCTGGGAGCGCGACCAATGATCGACCTGAACCATGGCTCCGGCTGCATCTACGGTCACCATGCGCCGCGGCCGCCGATCGCCACCGCCGTCTCGGCCGCCATCGACAGCGCCCTTTCAGCGCGCAATCGCGCCGAGCGTCCGCGCACCTATGTCAGTTCCTCGGGGCTCGGGCGCGGCTGCCTGCGCCAGATCCAGTACGACTTTCTGGCGGTGCCCAAGGACGAGGGCCAGGAGTTCGAAGCGCGCATCCTGCGGATCTTCGAGGCTGGCCACAGGGCCGAAGACATCGTCGCAGGCTGGTTCCGGATCGCCGGGTTCGACCTGCGCACGGAACGCCCCGATGGTCGCCAGTTCGGCTTCGAGGCCATGGCGGGCCGGTTCAAGGGCCATATCGACGGCTGCTTCGTCTCGGGCCCCATCGCGATGGACTATCCCGCCCTCTGGGAGAACAAGGCGCTCGGGGCCTCCAGCTGGAAGGATGTGGTCAAGCGCGGCGTCAGCATCGCGCGCCCGGTCTACGGCGCCCAGATCGCCCTTTATCAGGCTTACATGGACCTGCCCAACCCGGCGCTCTTCACCGCGCTGAACCGCGACACGATGGAACTGCACGCGGAACTGGTGCCTTTCGATGCCCGCCTTGCACAGGAGATGTCGGATCGGGCCGTCACGGTCGTCCAGGCCTCGGCGGCGGGCGAATGGTTGCCCCGGATGGCCACCGAGCCCACGGCGGTCGTCTGCCGGGGCGGCATGGCCGGCGGAAAGTGGCACGCGCCCTGCGCATGGGCGGAACGGTGCTGGAGGGGCGTCGGTGTCTGACTTCGTCCCCTCGGCCGCGCAGGCCGCCGCCATCGCCGAAGTCCGCGACTGGTTCGAAAATCGCACCGGATCGAGCCAGGTGTTCCGGCTCTTCGGCTATGCTGGGTCGGGCAAGAGCACGGTCCTGAAATTCGCCCTCGACGACCTTGGATTGTCACCCCACCGCAGCGCGAAGGACGGCCATTGCGTGCCGGGCGTCGTCACCGCGACCTTCACCGGCAAGGCTGCGCTGGTCCTGAGCCGCAAGGGCACGCCCGCCCGCACCATCCACAGCCTGATCTATTCGGTGATCGAGTCTACCGAGGAGGAAATCGCAGCCGCGACCGCAAAGGTGCAGGATGCCGAGACCGGAGCGCGCAGGCTGACCGGTTTCGACAGGACCGCAGCCGAAGCCGGGATCGAAGCGATGCGCCAGGCGCTGTCCGCGATGAAGCATCCCCGTTTCGCCCTGAACCCGCAAAGCGATGCCGCGGATGCGCGGCTCATCGTGCTGGACGAGGTGTCGATGGTGGGCGAGGAGATGGCCCGCGACCTGATGAGTTTCGGCAAGCCGATCCTCGTGCTGGGCGATCCCGGACAGTTGCCGCCCATCAAGGGCGAAGGGGCTTTCACCCGGGACGCGCCCGACGTGATGCTGACCGAGATCCACCGCCAGGCGGCCGAGAGCGCGATCATCCGTCTCGCCACGATGGCGCGGATGGGGGAACCCATCGGCTTCGGGGTTTACGACGCGCATGTTGCCAAGCTGCGCAAGGGCGACATCACGCCGGATCAGGCGCTGCGCGGCGGGCAGTTGATCTGCGGCCTGAGCGCGACGCGCTTCCAGCTGAACAATGCGATGCGCGCGGCGGCCGGGCTGGGCGGGACATATCTTCCAACCGGCGGGGCGGAAAAGATCATCTGCCTGAAGAACGACAACTCCCTCGGCCTGATCAACGGCATGTTCCTGACCCTCGAGGATATCGTCGACGAGGGCAGCCTCTACTTCTCGGCCGTGGTGCATGACGAGGACGGGCGACGTGTGACGCCATTCGACAGCGACGGCCGCCCAGGCCGGTTGCGAATCTACAAGGGGCATTTCGAGGATCACGTCGCCTACGACGCCAAGCGTCATGACCGCGACTGGCGGGAAAAACGCAAGCTGACCGAGGCGACCTTCGGCTGGGCGATCACTGCCCACAAGGCGCAAGGATCGCAGTGGGAGAACGTGATCGTCTGGGACGACGGGCTGGGCCGCAGCGAAATCGACCGCCGCCGCTGGCTCTATACCGCCATCACCCGCGCCGAGCGCGGCCTCGTCCTCCTGGCGTGAGGGCGCGCGATGATCGATCTCAACGATGTCGCCACGCCGAAGGCACGCCACGATCTGGCGGCCGTAAAGGATCGGCTGGCCGCGACCGCTGTCGACTGGCTCCCCGGCATCTTTCCGGAGGCGCGGCTTGCGCGCGACCGTCGCAGTCTGCGCTGTGCCGACCTGTCCGGCCGCCCGCCGCGCAAGGAAGGGTCGTGCACCATCCACCTCGACGGGCCTTATGCCGGCTGGGGTTTCGACTATGCGACCGGCGAAAGCGCCGGGCCCATCGACCTGATCGCGCAGGCGACCGGGCTGAGCGACGGCGCGCTTTTCGACGAAGCGGCGCGGATTGCCGGGATGGATCATCCCACGCCCCGAAACGCGCCACGCGCGAAGCCCGATCATACCGGCGAGATTGCGCGACTGGTCGACGGCGCACAGCCGCTCGCTGGCACCCCCGGCGAAACCTACCTCCGCACCCGCGGCCTTGCTGATCCGGGATGCCCGGATCTGCTGTTCCACCCCGACCTGCCGGATTTCGACACGCGACGCGGTTGGCCGGGGCTGATCGCATTGCCACGCCTGGCGGACGGCACCCGCGCCCCGGGCATCCACCGGACCTTCCTGCTCGACGACGGCAGTGCCAAGGCACCTGCCGGAAAGAAGATGCTGGGTTCGGTGGCCGAAGCGGCCGTGCGGTTGTTCGCCATGCCTGCGGACGGCCACCTCGGCATCGCTGAAGGCATCGAGACGGCATTGGCAGCGCATGCCCTGTTCGGCACCGCTGTCTGGGCGGCACTCTCTGCCGACGGGCTCGCGCGGTTTCAGTGGCCGGCGGGCACGACGCGGATCACGATCTACGCCGATGCAGGCGACTCAGGTCGTCAGGCCGCTGCGACCCTGTCGGATCGGCTGAACCGGGCCGACATTCCGAACGAGATCGTGCTCCCGCTGCATGGCGATGATTTCAACGACGATCTGATGCGCGGGGCGCGTGGTGCCGACTATCGACCGGATATTTCAGCTGACGAGCCGGTCGGCACTGAGGCCATGACGACAGTGGCGGCTTCGGCGCCTGGCGATCCGGACGCTCTGATTGCCGCCGCCGAGGCGCTGACTAACCCGCCCGAACTCGCCGCGCTCTCCAGCCTTCTCGGCCGCCTTGCGCTTGCCCGGCTCGATCCGCTGCCCGAACGCCAGATCCTCGCCCGGATCAAGACCGCGACCGGCATCTCCATGTCGATCCTCGACAAGCAATTGACGGAACTGCGCCGCCGCGTGCATGCGACGGGCGATCCGCAGGGCAGGATCGCGCGGCCCGCCTGGTTCGGACGGCTGTGTCAGGATCTGTCCGGCACGCCCGAGCGCAACGAGGCCAATGTGATCATCGCCCTGTCCTCGGATCCGGTCTTTGCCGGGCTCCTGGCTTTCGACGAGTTCGCCCAATCCATCGTGGTGCGCCAGCCGCTGCCCT